CATGTCTTTTCTCCTTTCATGTTTTTGTTATTTCATAGCCCTTAGAAGGTCTAAAATGTTCGCTGCCATTTCACTGGCAGATCGAAACATAAGACTTGTGTTTGGATTTACCCCCGCATACTTAGCGGTCTTCATCATGAATTCATGCGTGAGCTTACAGAATTCATCAATAGACCCTTCTTTTCGAGGGTAAATCCGTTCGGCGATAAAATCTCTGAGCTCGTCGACAGCCCATTGTGAGTAACTCGCTTTTTTATAATCTTCAGTCCATTTACCAAACAAAGGCGGCAGCCAAGCGTCCATGCGGTACATGTCATACAAGATCAAATCAAGCTGATCGATGCTCATGTCTTTTCTCCTTTCATGCGAAAATAAAAAGTAAGAGAGACTGTATCGGATTCGAACCGACGACCTCCACGGAAGTGTGGCGCTCTACCAACTGAGCTAACCCGTCTCTCATAATAAGACTTGTAAATTTCGCGCGGCAAAAGAAAAGAGCCGTTGTTAGCAGCTCCTTTCAGATTTTACAAACCAATACTTTTCAGGATTTTAGTAAGTTCATCTTTCTCAAGATTGGCATCTATATCCAGATGAACATGTGTCTTTCCGTCAACGACTGTGGCTTTTACCTCATTCAAATTCAGTTTTACATCATAACCAAATTTCTTTCGGATTGCCAAACTCGCCAATTTCGAGATAATGCTCGTAGTGAATTTAGAACCAATTTTCATTTCGTCCATGCTCCTTTTACTCCTTTCGAATAGCATCGTTTTCCATAATAGGAGTTGTAATTTTGGCGAAAAGAAAAGAGCCGTTGTTAGCGGCTCAATCCTCAATAAATCCAGTTTTCTTTTGCAAAGAACAACGGTATTGCGATAAACGCAAAGAATACTAATGCTGTTGCATCTTTGTCGATAAGTACCGGTAAGTACCCACAAATAAGTAATACTACAGCATATAGCTTGTTCTTTAGTGTTTTCATAATCCATGTCTCCCTTCAAAATTCAATGGCTTTTCATAAAGGGAGATGCGTTTTTTGCGCTTAGATATCCCGTCTATCGAATACGGTTTCCCATCGTTCTTTCTGAATTGGTTTCATTTTTAATGCCCACATAATTTGGCGAACCGTTACAGTAGGGTATAGTCCGTCCGTACAAGCCCCAGCCCTCATTTCAAAGTATTCTCGAAAATCAGGGTGCAAATATAAAGCGTCAGTAATCCAAGGGTCAACTTCGCTCCACCATGTACTTTTCGTCTCGGAGTCAAATCGTTGCTGAATTACTGCTAAACCTCTTTTCTCAATTCTGTAGAGAGTGCAGCTATTGTAAACCGGATGCTCGCAAATATAACGCTCGCCATACAAGGACAAGTAAATTTCCGGTTTGTCAAAGTGGTATCGCATATCCATCACCTATAAAAAGAAAAGAGAAAGAGCCCTCGTCAGGACTCCTTCCCCTTTGCTAATAGTCTTAATTAGTCGTCGCAGATTTGATCTCTGGTCGGATATAGAGCATCATATTCTTCATCGTTCTCCATACCATAATGCTCTAAATCGACGGAGTGACCGCAAGCAGGACATACTAAAGTATCTTCCCACTCGTCTTCAAATTCCATAAGTCCTCCGCATTCACTGCAAATATACCGTCCAGTAAGTAAACCGTCTCTCTGCGCGTCGTTAAAAAAGCTCATTGCAAATTACCTCCTTGATATTGTGTGGCACTATTAAGTATAGCGGCCATCAGTATTTTATCAAGAGATAAAAAGCACTTTTACATCTCTCACAATAGCCCTTGTAAATTTCGAGCAGGAGAAAAACGAAGAGAACGTGTTGCATACACGAACTCTCCGCTTTTGGAACCGGTTTATTTCTTAGTCGGTCTGAATCGACTGAATAAACCTCTGAATGTCTGGGAGGTGAAAGTTCCGTCCTGTTCGAACTTGAAACCTCGTCTCATCCAAACGCCGTAGAACATCAACGGCAGCACCAGCTCAGCGGCAGCCATACCAAATCTGAAGTATCGATCTTTGACAGACTCTGCCATTTGAGCCGTCTTGGACTCCTGATCGATTTCACGATTCTCGATCTTGTCCAGACGCTCATAGGTATTCTTATCCTCTTCGAGCTTCAGTTTGTACAGCTTCGTCAAGCTATCCACTGCCGTGGTATGCTCCTGGCTTCCAGATTCGAGAGATCCCAAGCGCTTAATTTCGGCTTTGATCTCCTCTTCCAACAAACTTCTGTTTTCTTCACCCATATTCGTTTCTCCTTTCGTTTTAATAGGGTTCCATAAAAGGAAGTGTTATTTGTGCGGAATAAAGTCTTCACGCTTCACTTCCAATAGGATAGTTCTTTGAGCTATAATTTCATTAACGCTCTTTTTCAGTTCAAGAAAAAGATAGGGTCCGTCCGGATCAGACTTGTCAATACGCAGAAAACCGACAGGATGCTTTCGGCGAATGATAGATGAGACGGCAAACCCAATCAAGATTCCGACAACTACATAAATGACTTCCATAATGGTCTCCTTTCGAATTGTTTTTCAAAATTTCAACCCGGGGATTTTTCCAGATACTAATTTAACACATATACCTGTCACCTCCATCCGGGTTTTAATCTAAGTTAGAAAAAAGAAAGAGCCAATGCTATAGTGCATCAGCTCTCACTTCTCCATAAAGGACACTGTTATTCTTGCGAACCCTCGTAGACGATCTTCTTCCGTAAGTCAGACCAGGTTATATATCGGTCTTTACGGCATACGGGGCAATAGAACTTGCTTACTTTACCTCCGATGTCTGTCAGCTCACTGCTGTCGGCTTCAAGCCTACTCTGGCAATTCGGGCAGTTGAAGCGATAGACTTTTTTCACTGCAATATCTACAATCTTCATTACTGTCTCTCCTTACTAAGTAGCCAGAAAAACCGTCTGTACAAGTCGTAATAAACATCCTTGCAACATGGGATGCCGGTTCTGGCTTTCAAATGGTCGTATGAAATACCCTCCGTTATAGCTTCCAAAATATAACATGAAAGCTCTTCGTCCGTTTCTTTTGCAACCTGTTCCACCATCTTCATGCGATCGGCATAGTACAGCCTCTCATCAATGTGCTTGGTAACGGGATCACTAACAACATTCGTTTTGCAGGGCGGCACTAATTGAGGCCATGAACCCGGATAGTCTATCAACGAATTGTACGCATGACGCCACAACGGGTATTGCAAGCAGAAATGCTTCAATTCGTAATAGCGGTGTTTCTCGATCCAGTAACGATTAGTCTCGGAAAGTTCTGGACGTATCAATGTACTCATGCGCGTTCACCCCTCCATATATAGCCGGTCTCCTGCCAGAGGAGCTTAGGCGAAATATAAAAGTTGATGCGTCCGTACTTAGAGTTCATTTCCTCTAAATTCGTAACGAGCTTCCCACTCCGAGTAGCTTTTCCGATCGGCAGCCACCCAGATACGATGCCGGCTCGAATCCAGGATGCGTCTTTCCCGTAGACTCGTGCTGCAACTGCCACCGGGACAGACCCCGATGCAAATATAATTTCTTCCATTGGCGTTTGCCTCCTTTCAATCGCTATTTTAGGTTAGGAACGGCTGTTAGTAAAAACAACCTCGGTGGAAACAAGCGCCAGCGAATCATAGTCATTTCACAAGGATAATCTTCAAACCCCAAAGTTTCACAAGTAATAAGACCTTCGAGCACGCCGATAATAATATCTGCTTCATACTGTTTATACGGAAATATAAAGTCAGGAAGCTCTCGATGAACTGCATGGCATTTACAGCACCGAAGTCTTCTAATAGCTACCCATTTTTTGTTTCCGAATTTCGTCCGTACCAATCTTTGAACATGATCGTAGTATTTAAGCTGCCCTCCACATTTGGGGCAAATTGATTGGTTATCACTAATCATATCTCATTTCTCCCTAAACTAATAAGAAAAGTTGGAATGTAGGAGTTGACATTCCTACACTTATGATATATGATTACTAATAGCAAATCAATGGGGAAGGTGATAATAATGCTGATAAAATGTCCTGAATGCGAATTACAAGTAAGCGACAAAGCAGTTTCTTGTCCTCACTGTGGGTTTCCATTACAGCCAAATATAAAGCCAAGAAAACCTCGAAATAAGAACAATAAACGCCGTAGACTGCCAAATGGTTTCGGGCAGATCAGTGAGATCAAGAATCGGAATCTCCGCAATCCATTTCGAGCTATGATAAGTGTCGGAAAGGATTCGAACGGACGGCCTATCTGTAAACCTCTTAAACCGAAGTCCTATTTTCCAACATACAACGATGCATACGCTGCTCTCGTCGAGTACAATAAGAACCCTTACGACCTTGAACCGTCTATCACTATGAAAGAGCTTTACGAGAAATGGCTTGCCGAATACGAGAAGACAGTTAAAAGCACTCGTTCGGTAGCTTCAGCATGGGGGTATTGCTCGGCCGTATATGATATGCGAGTCAAAGATGTCCGCGCTCGTCATGTAAAAGGTTGTATGGATGAAGGCATATCGAAGGTTCGAGGCAAAGAAAAAACACCAAGTGCATCCATGAAGAACCAGATTAAGTCTTTGTTTAACTTGATGTTGGATTATGCCTTGGAGTATGAGCTTGTTGACCGAAACTATTCGCGAACTTTTAACCTCAGTGAGGAAACAATCAAAGAAATCGTCACAGTTAAGAACGAGCATATTCCTTTTACGGACGAAGAGATGGACTTGCTTTGGAAACACGCTGATGATAAAATGCTTGTAGATGTCCTGCTCATTCAGTGCTATTCTGGTTGGCGACCCCAGGAACTTGGTTTGCTGGAATTAAAGAATGTGGATTTGGAAAACTGGACTTTCCGAGGCGGTATCAAAACAGATGCCGGTACAGATCGTGTGGTTCCAATTCACTCGAAGATTCGTCATTTGGTTGAGCGAAAATATAAAGAGGCTCAGGAACTTGGAAGTCTGTACCTGCTCAACTATGTTAATTCGAATGCTCGTAGCAAAAACACTGCACTTACTTATGCTCGATACCAAAAAGGCTTTGGTATGATTCGAGACGAATTGAATTTGAACCCTGAGCATAGACCGCATGATGGTCGTAAACATTTTGTGACGATGGCTAAGAAGTACGGCGTTGACGAGTACGCAATCAAATATATGGTCGGTCACAAGATCTCTGACATCACCGAAAAGGTTTACACCCAGAGAGAATTTGAGTGGTTGAAAGATGAAATCGAAAAAATAAAATAGCTTGTAAAAACAAAGAAAAGCCTCCCCGAAGTGGGAGCACCAACAAAGGCACTCAGCACAACGAGGAGGCTGACTTTGTGTAGGAATATAGATGTAGGAGTAGTGTAGAAATAATGCACGAGTTACCTACATTTCTCGGCATTTACCCACTTCTAACCACTCTGAAAACAGCGTAATTGCAGGGGTTTAGAAGTGGTTAGACCGTGATAAGTTTCTATTATAGAAGCAAAATATCCCGTAATTACTGGCTTTTTGAGCCAAAGTGTAGGAATAATGCAGAAATAACCTACACGCAACGGCTTCAAATTGCATCTTATTTCCCATAAACCACGGTCGAAGTGATGTCCTTCCCATCTGCGGAAAAGACCTTTGTAAGACGGGCAAGCTCCTTACCAGCAGCATCCGTAAGAACCGCTTCCATGTTAAGCATGTTATTCGAAAACTTCTTAACAAGCTTCTGTCCTTTAGAGTCGGTAGTAATAATCGTGCTGCTATTGTCAGAAAAAGACCTCACAGTACGACCAAGTTCATTCCCGTCCGGATCAGTTAGAACCGTGATACAGGTCAAAAAGTCATTTGAAAAAGTCTTAACCAGTGTTCGACCCTGTGAATCGATTGTGCTGATGATTGTACCATCGTCCGAAAAATGTTTATAGCCATCCGTTAAACCGGCTGTAAGAATTCGGTCAATTTCATCGTAATCATCGCCAATAAACTCACCGGTAATCATTGTACCATCGGCTTGATGAGCTGTAAATCCCTTTTTAAGAGTTTCTTTGCTGACGGTATCGGCGGTCAGATCGATTAGTGTCCGGCGATTGTAAACGACCTTATTTACAGCCATTTACTCTCACCCCGCAATCGTTACCGTCACTCCTCCAGCAGGATTATCTGCTTCCACATAAGGAATAGCTTCAACTTCTACCTGAGACAAACAGTTATACTCTGTATCAGGCAGAATCGTCTGCTTCGCGGTGGACGGTGTAACTGTCTTAGCCTGTGGTTTCATGTTTTCCGAGCCGGACATTGTACCCTCAACGCCGAGGATAGTTACGCCCTCTCGAATATTGTTGGCAATCAGCTTGCCTTTTTCAGTTGCGTCGATTCCCACTTTACCGCTGCCATCGTGGAAACCCTGAGGAATTGTAACTTCCTCGTCTCTGGTGGTGATCTTCTTAGTAACGGCACCATTGTTTTTCATTGTGCCAGTTAGTTTATTGCCACTTACATACGCAGTCTTTCCAAACAAGATTTCAGCAGCGACAGCGGTGGCATCCGTAGAATCAACATCAAATGTGCAAGCACCTTCAATTTGAGTTCCACTCTTGTCGTGAGCTTTAGATCCTTTGAGAAGTTTACTGGGGTCTACGGTGTCGCCAGTAAGGTCGATGAGAACACGACCGCCATAAATAACCTTATTATTGTAAGTTGATTTATGAATCGCAAGTTGGTCGACTTCTGTCATGATTCGCTTAGCCGAACCGTTACCGCCTAATTTTTCATAAGGCTTGTACAAGTATTCATACAGATTCTCATACTCGTCCTGTGTAATGTAGCCCCTCTCGATGTAGGTCATACCGAGATAGATAATGCGATCATGAGCCAAACCAATGAGCATTTGCGTTTCGAGATTGTTGTGCTTATTCTCAGCAGCTTTTCGTTTGCTTCGCTCTTGGATATATGCCCAAAATCCAGAAGAAGCAAGTATCGTCCCCAAAATGGTTAATAGCGTTTGCAGCCAGGGTTCCATTTCCATGTATCATCCTCCTTGAAGTCATAAATGAATTAAGAAGCTTGTAGGAAATATCACCCCAAACCTCTTTTAATTAGGCGAGGGAGCCCACTGCAAAGTAGACTCCCTGCCAATTTCGGTTAATCCACAGGATTACCATTTTCGTCAAGACCGAGAGCTTCCAGATCAGCCTTGACAGCAGCCTTGAACTTCGCCGGAACCTGATTAAAGGTTCGACGACCTGCGATGATGAGTGCGACATACAGTGCTACCATGTTGTTACCTCCTATCAAAATTTTGGATAAAATATAAAACATGGTTACTCCTCCTCAGCGATAAGATCGCCGTTGGTATCGTAGCCATATTCTAACAATTTTGCCTCGACATCTGCCTTAAATTTTTCAGGCACCTGGTCGAAGGTTCTACGCTTATTGATGATAAGCGTGGCGTAAAGATTGACCATTTTTGCTACCTCCTCATTCAGGAATCATTGCTGCGACGGCATCGTACAGATCAGCAATTGCTTCCATGATAGCAAGCTGCTGGGAATCTCCAGTTTCCTGACCTGCCATGATCTGAACAATGTTGTCCGAATCATTTGTACCTTTAATGGCGTTTTCAGCCATAAGCAGATTGGTGTATTCATTGAACTCCTGAGGGGTCAACGCCGCTTCCTGATAAGTCCAGTAAGTGGTTTTATCGCCCTGTTCTGAAGTTCGTGTAATACTCGTAATGTCCTTGCGGAGATATACGGTTCCAACAGTAACCTCAAGTGCAGTCGGTTGGACTGTGCTCTCGGCATATTTGTAATTTAACTCCATGCGACTTTCCTCCTTTCGCAGTGTAAAGACTGACGAGTTTTTGATATACCCGCTTCTCATCGTATTTGTCATATCGTGAAACTTTTTGCTTCAATTGCTGGAAGCTAACACATGGTTTTATCCACTTCCGATACATCAAATAGGTATCGGTGCAGTCGATCCACCCAAGATAAGACAACATTTGCCGAGCATCGAGTATGGTTGCTTTCTCCTTTTTGGAGATTTTGCGAGCTTTTCTCGTGGCCTTGTACATAATGGATTTTCGAAGAATCGTTCGATTACGATAAAAACGAAAGCCCATGAAGTCCAGATCACGCCCCTGGTTGTTGCCATAAGAAAAGCGAAAGACTTGCCAATTCGCTTTAAGTTCCAAGCCAAGCTCCATTTCCAGATAATCGGAAATTGCTTGCCTCATGCGGTGCAAAACCCTCTTGTTGCTTCCGAAAATGACCATATCGTCCATGTAGCGCATATAGTGCACGGCACAGAGCTGCTCCTTGATGAAATGATCTAAACCCTGTAAATACCAGTTAGAAAGCCATTGAGAAGTATAAAAGCCAAGTGGAATACCAACCTCTGTAACATCGATAATGCGGAATAATAGCTCCAACATCTTCTCGTCATGAACGGTCTTCTTCAACTTGGCTTTCAAACGATCATGTGGAATAGAATCGAAGAAATGGCG